CGCCTCTCGGTGGCCGAGAGCACGATGGCGAACCTCATCGCGGGCGGCATCTACTCGGACGGCACCGCGAACGGCGGCAAGCAGATCACCGGGCTCGACGCAGCCGTGCCGGTGAACCCGGCGACGGGAACCTACGGCGGCATCGACCGCGCGACCTGGACGTTCTGGCGCTCGAAGTCGACGACCGGCGGCGCGGCGTACACCGCCTCGACCATCCAGGCGGCGATGAACACGATGTGGTCGACGCTCGTGCGCGGTGTGGATCGTCCGAACCTGATCGTGATGGACGGCTTCATGTGGAACATCTACATGGGCTCGCTCCAGGCGAATCAGCGCTTCACCGATCCGAACAGCGCGAAGCTCGGCTTCCCGACGATCAAGTACATGGACGCCGACGTGATCCTCGACGGCGGCATCGGCGGCTTCGCGGTCACGAAGACGATGTACTTCCTCAACACGAAGTACCTCTTCTACCGTCCGCACGCCGAACGCAACATGGTCCCGCTCGCGCCTAACAAGCGCTACGCGATCAACCAGGACGCGGAGGTCCAGATCATCGCCTGGGCAGGGAACCTCACCTGCAGCGGCGCGCAGTTCCAGGGACGGCTGATCTCGCCGTGATGTCTTCTTGGCCTTCTCGGGCCTTCGTGGGAGCGCTGCGGCAACGGCGGCGCTCCCGCTTTTCTTTTCGAGGTGAACGATGAACGAGAACGATCCCAGCGTCCTGCGGAACCTGCCCGATCCGAACTACAAACCGGACTACGTGCCGCCGCCTTCCTTCGAGCCGGAGAGCGTGAGCGTACTGCGAAACAAGCCCGAGAAAGTGCAGCCACCGACACCGCCGGTTCCGCTCGGCGAGGTGATGCCTGGCGCGCAAAACGACGTCGATCCGCCGCCGAGCGTGCTCGGCACGAGCTTCGGCCCGGTCGCGCCCGAGCATGTCGAGCCGTCTGAGGAACACGAAACGCAATCGTCGGATGACGAGCCGCAGACGCACACCACCAAGCGTCACACCACTACGCAACACCGTAGGAGATAACCATGCCTGCATCTCTTCCTGGCGAAACGAACGCCAACAACCGCACCGCCAACCCGAGCGCGGGCCAGCCGGTGACGTTCGATCTGCTCTCGGGGCCGAAGGGCTCGCCGAACGACAAGGACACGACCGGCAACGCATCGACCGGTGCGCTCGCGACCGGCATCGGCTACGGGCCGGAGGTGGTGCTCGGACTCCTTCCGCTCTATCAGACCAACCCGGCGGCGATCAACAGGCAGGGCTTCACCGACGACTACACGCCTGGTGTGTCGACGGTGACCGGCGCAGCGTCGACCGACTCGCGCTACATGTACATCGGCGGCGGACGAAGCAAGACCTCGGGCTCGCCGTCGTACTCGAACCCGGCGGGCGTCGCTGGCATCAACTATTACACCGCAGGCTTCGGCATCGGTGCTGCGGGCTCTGGCGGCTCGCGTGATGCGGGCGCGGGCCCGGCGTTCACCGGCTTCGCGATCAAGATGGTGACGGCAACGGGCACGGTCGCGAACGGCGCGGCCATCGAGGCGGGCTGGACCAATCGCGCGGGCGTCTCGTTGGCGGTCAACCAGTCGTCCTTCGGCAGCAGCACGGCAGCGAGCGCGGCGGTGGCGTGAACGCGTCGGCGATGGGTTTCAGTGGCAGCGGTCGCATCGGGACCACGACCGCTGCGCCCACAGGAAACGCGCCGAACGCGATCCCGTACAACGCGGGCAACATCTGCGTCGCGCCAGGCGGCGGCACACCGCGCTCGTGGGTGGCGGGCCTTCCCTACGCGGTCAACGGTCGCATGGTCATCGACACCACGGGCGCGGCGATCACCGGCTACATCGGAGGCCTGGCGTTGACCGCAGCGGGCGCACTCGCAGCCGACACCACCGGAGCCATCGACCACTACGTGCGCGGCATTCCGATCACCGCGCAAGGTCGTCTCGCCATCGGAGTGCCCGTATGAGCAGCGCAACGCAACTCGCTGACGCGTTCGCGGTCGGCGTCAACCAGACCTACGGGCCGAAGCTCGGGATGTCGACCGGCATCGGCATCGGCTCGTACACAGCGGACACCAACCGGCTTTTCCCCGACGGCGTGCCGTCGCTCTGGAAGATCGGCGGATCAGCCGGTGCGCCGAGCTACATCGCGAGCGCACTGCCTGCTCCGAACTACAACACTCCAGTCGGTTATGTGAAGGCGCTCGCCGATATTCCCAACGGTGGCTCTCAAGGTGCCTACGTGAACAACACCGGCAATACCGTCAAAGCCGGTCAGTACTTTTGGGGCACGGGCACGCTCGCAACGACGCTCATCGTCGGGTCTGGCTCGGGTGGTCACGGCATCTGGACTCCTGACGCACCAGCATTGAGCGTGCTCGCGAACCAGCCGTGGGATCAGCGTTGGCTCATGACCCCGAATCTATGGGTGCCGACGGCATCGGACGGCTTTGCAGGGCAGGTCGGCCCCGGGTTCAGTCCGGTGAAGGACACCTGTTTTCATATTCAGCGGTCGTCGGGCACCCACCAACTCATATTCAGCGTCGGGAGAAACGGAAGCTCCACCGTGTCCGCCACCAAGGTTTTCCCGTCGTGGGCGGACGCGACTCAGCATTGGATTCGGTGGACGTACATCCCGGCCACTGGTTTCACAGATTTCTTCTGGTCCGACGACGGCGTCGCTTGGACGAGCGTCGGTGGACAAACGTACACATCGACCACGTTGCTCAACGATTCAGTGAGGCCGGTCGCTGTCGGCATGAACGGACTCGGTTCGCTGTTCAATTCTGTCGCGGGGAAATATCAGCGATACGAACTGCGTTCTCCGATCAACGGCCCGCTCATCGCTGGGTTCGATGCGAGTCAGGCGGTAGCTGGCGCAGCCGCGTGTGCTGGCTTCGGCGGAGAAGTCTGGACGTTGTCGAACATGGCCGCGTTCGTCAATGCGACAGCGCCAGCAGTGAAACTCATTCTGCCCGGCGGCTGGCAACCTGTCAGTTGCGTGACGACGCCTGACACGGCGGCGTTCACTCCGATGCTCACGACGTCGTGGGAGTACCGAGCGTTGATGTCTTCCCCTTCTTGGGGAAGCCTCACGCAACAAATCTGTGGGCAATCGGATGGGACGGCCCCCAACAGCAGTTGGTGGTCGGACTGGCGTTCGTCGAGGACTGTGGAGTTTGGCGTCTACGCTCCGGCGAGCGGCGGGCCCGCCTCGATCCAGAGCGCGACGTACCCGAGTTGGGCGGCTAACACGGAGCACTGGATTCGCGTCACCTACAACGCGGCCACTTCAATCGTTTCGTTCTATTGGTCCGACGACGGCTCGGCGTGGACGCTCGTCAACGCGCCAAGCATGGCACCAGCGGCAGCGGCTCAGGATTCGACGCTGCCTCTCCGCGTTGGTCATTCGGACGGCACGCCGCAGAACGGCGTCCAAGGTTACATCAGACGCTTCGAGCTTCGCTCGCCGATTGGCGGGGCAATCATCGCAGGTTGGGATGCGTCGCAGGCGTTGCAGAGCGCGTTGACCGCGCCGGGCTTGAACGGCGAGACATGGTCGACCGTCGGTAACGCCTTTTTCGTTGGATAGGAGATCACATGCAGACATTCGAGTCAGACATCTCGCACTTCGATCCGCGCAACCCGTTCAAGGGCGACGAGCGACTCCCGGTGCGCTTCTACATGGGCGCGATCCAGAACGACGAGGAGACCGAGAAGCAAGGTCGCCCGATCTTCGTCGACACCGAGTGCATTCAGATTTTCAACTCGAAGGACAACGTGATCGACCGCCCGATCCGCGACAGCGACAAGCAGCGCTGGCCCGGCGCGTACAACGCCTGGAAGAGCGGCGGCGATGGCGAGCCCGGCGCGACCGGTACGCGCCTCGCGCACTGGCCGATCATGACGCGCGCCCAGGTCGAGGAGTTCCGCTTCTTCAAAATCTTCACGGTCGAGCAACTGGCCGAGCTTCCCGACAGCACCGCGCAGAAGATCATGGGCGCGGTGAAGCTCCGGCAGCTTGCGAAGCTCGCGGTCGAGGCTGCGCGCGGCGAGGAGCCGTTCCGGCGCATGCAGGCCGAGCTTGAGAAGCGCGACGGGCAGATCGCCGAACTGCAGTCCGAGGTGCGACGGCTCACCGGCCTGATCGCGGAGAAGCTGAAGGCCCCAGCGACGGTCTAGCGCCATGTCCGCGCTGCAGAAGCAGGACACGATCCTCTACGAGGTGCAGCAGGCCTGCATCCAGTTGTCGCTGCCTGCGCCCAAGGGCGTCTACGACTCAGCCGACGAGAACGTGCTGATGATGGGCTCGGCGGCGAACCTCGCCGGGATCATGGTCGCCGAGGCGCACGACTGGCAGCAGCTACGCAAGACGTTCTCGCTCACTGGCGACGGCCTGAAGACGGCCTGGGACTTGCCCGCCGATTTCTCGCGCTTCGTCGACGGTACTGGCTGGACGCTCGCGAATCGCCGCCCGGTTGTCGTGGTGAGCCCGCAGCAGTGGGCGACCGTGTCGTCGTGGATTCCCAAGGTGAGCATCGCGCCGCTGTGCCGCATCATCGCCGATCAGCTTGCGTTCCTCACCGCGCCGATGAACGGCGAGGTCATCAAGTTCGAGTACATCGACGCGAACTGGGTCAGCGACGCCGACACGCCGACGACGTTCAAGCAGCGCGCCGACAAGAACGGCGACGTGCCGCGCTTCGACTGGCTGCTGATGATGCTCGCGGTCAAGGTCAAGTGGCGCGAGTTGAAAGGCCTGGACACCACGGCGGTCCAGGGCGACTTCAACGACCGGCTGCTGCAACTCACGCAGCGCGACACGATGGGCCAGGCGCTCACGCTCTCGGGCCCGGTGCCTGGTGGCTTCCGTTACCTCGACGGCGTCTCGAACGTGCCCGACTCGGGCTTCGGCATGTGACATGTTCCGAGTCGCTACCCCGCAGAACACACGCCGCGCACAAGCGCAGCTAGGGACCGTCACGCCGCTCGCGATCCCGGCGAAAGGGCTGAACGCGCGCGACTCGCTCTCGCTGATGGGATCGCAGTACGCGATCTCGCTGATGAACGCGCTCTGCGAGCCGTACGGGCTTCGCACGCGCAAGGGCTACACCGAATGGGTCAGGAACCTTTCGCCTGGCATCCCGGTGCGAACGATGATGAGCTACTACCCGGCGGACACGACGCCCGCCGCGATGCTGCTTCCGGCGGTGATGCGCCCGATGCCGGTCAGCCTGCGCCTCTTCGCGGAGCCGCGCGTCGCGGCGACACCACCAGCGGGCATGCTCTTCGCCGCGACCTCGGGGCGCATCTACGACGTCACCGCAGGAGGCTTCGGCCCCTGGACGCCGATGTCGGGCGTCTCCTCCACGAGCGACTTCTGGACGTGGATCAACTTCCAGAACCTCGCCGGTTCCTTCCTCGTGGCGTGCAACGACGACGGCGGCTATGCGTACTTCGACGGGTCTTCCTGGACGATGCCAGCACTCGGTTCCGGGCCTGGCTTCATCACCGGCTGTGATCCCGCGCTCTTCTGCTACGTCGTCGAGCACAAGAAGCGCCTGTGGTTCATCGAGAAGGAGAGCACGAGCGCGTGGTATCTCCCGGTGTCGCAGATCACCGGCACGGTCACCGAGTTCAATTTCGGCGAGCAGTTCAGGCATGGCGGTCACCTGGTGGCGGTCGTTAGCTGGACGGTCGACGGCGGCATCGGCGTCGACGACTACCTGGTAGCGGTCTCCTCGCAGGGCGACATCGCGCTCTACAAGGGAACCGATCCAGACTCCGCGACCGACTGGGCGATCCAGGGCGTGTGGCACATCGGGCCGCTGCCCGCCGGGCGTCGCTCGGTGCTGAACACCGGAGCCGACGTTCACATCCTTTCGCAGCTTGGTGTGAACGCGCTCTCGCGCCTGCTCAACACGGTCGACCTGGCGCAGCAGGAAAGCATGCGCTTGAGCTACCTGATCTCGCCGGTCGTCTCGCGACTGATGCGCGAGGCCTCGACGCTCGACGGCTGGCAGATCGTGACGGTGCCGAAGGAAGAGCTTTTCCTGATCGGCGTCCCGCCCGACTCGCCGGAATTCGGCGGGCAGTACTTCGGGCTCAAGCTCTCGACGGCGGGCTGGTCGCAACTGAAGGCGTTGCCCTACTCGTGCTTCGTGTCTGTCGACGCCGATGTCTTCGCTGGCACCTTCGACGGTCGCGTCGTGCGCGCGTTCGACGGCCCGCTCGACAACGTGCTGATCGGCGAGACCACCGGCTTGCCGATCCAGTGCCAGGTCACCCCGGCGTACAACTCGATGGAGGCGAACTTCGAGACCGGCGCGCGGCAGAAGGTCTTCAAGATGCTGCGCCCGACGTTCATCGCGACGGCGACGCCGACGAACAGCGTGTCGGTCATGACCGACTACGGCGCGCCGAAACCCGGAGTCGTTCCTACGCTGCCCGACATCGCCGAGGCGGTGTGGGATGTGGACCTGTGGGACGTCGGCAAGTGGAGCGGGCTCACCGAGCCGATCAAGGAGTGGATCGGCGTGCACGGCGTGGGCTTCACCGGCACGGCGCAGCTTGACTACAAGTGCGGCGGCGACACGGTGCTCGCATCGATTGACTTCTGGACGGAGACCGGAGGCGTGCTGTGATCGTGCTGCCGAAGAACGATCACGAGTGGCGCGCGCTCGCCGGGTTCCTCCAGCAGCACGCTGGCGTGCACCCGAGCGCCGATCTGCGCGTCATGGGCTGGGTGAGCGAAGGCAAGCTCGTGATCGCGGTGGGCCTCAACGGCTTCCTCGGCAAGCTCGCGCAGATTCACATCGCCTTCGAGCGTAACTGGCACTTCAGCCCGCGCGCCATGCTCGAAGAAGTCTTCCGCTACGCGTTCATCGAGATGGGCCGCGAAATGCTGCTCGGCGTGGTGAACAGCAACAACACGAAGGCGATGCGGTGGGATCAGCACCTCGGGTTCCGTGAACTGTACCGGCTCCCGGGGATGCACGACGACGGCGGCGACGTGGTCCTGCTCGCGATGAAGAAGGACGAGTGCAGGTATCTCACGCGCAGGCCACTCCTTGAAAAGACCGGGAGCGAATGATGGGCGGCGGAAAAAGCGGACCAGACTACGGCGGCGCAGCCGCGCAAGACGCGCGGATGAACCAGCAGATGCTCACGCAGCAGACCTGGGCGAACCGGCCCACGGTGAACACCCCGTGGGGGCAGCAGACCTGGGGATCGACGACCGACATCGATCCTTCGACCGGCCAGCCGGTGACGTCGTGGACGCAGAACATCTCGCTCAACCCTGACCAGCAGGCGGCGCTCAACTCGCAACAGGCGGTGCAGACCGGGCGCTCGCAGGCCGCGCAGGGCCTGCTTGGTCAGGCCACCGCAGCGACCGCGAATCCGCTCGACTACCAGAACCTGCCACCTGCGGCGCTGCAGGCCGCGCAAGCGGGCAACGTCCAGGACTCGCAGCAGCGCGCTTACAACCTGATGAGCCAGATGCTCCAGCCTGGGCGCGAGCAGCAGCAGTCGTCGCTCGACACCAAGCTCGCGAACATGGGGCTGTCCGCCGGAAGCCAAGCCAACCAGCGCGCCAACATGCAACTGCAGAACCAGTGGGGCGCGGAGAACCGGCAGATGCTCGGCCAGGCGATGCAGCAGGGCACGCAGGACGTGCAGCAGCAGTACGGGCTCAACGCGGCGCAGATCAACCAGCAGAACCAGTTGCGGGCGCAGGCGCTCGGCGAGGCCGAGCAGAAGCGCGCGATGCCGCTGAACGAATTGAACGCGCTGCTCACCGGCCAGCAAGTCGGCATGCCGCAGATGCCTGGATTCAACGCGGCGGGCATGGGCCAACCTGGGCAGAACCTCCAGGCCGCGCAACTCCAGGGCCAGTGGAACCAGGGGATGATGCCCGACTACGGCGCGCTCGCTGGCGCTGGGCTCACTGCGGCGGCGGTGATGGGATTCTGATGACCACGTCCGAAAGCCTGAAGAAGATGCTCGGCGAGGTGCCGGTGATGAAGCTCGACGGTCGTGAGGCGTTCCTGACCTGGCTTAAGTTCTCGCACGGCATCATGCGAGCTTCGGAGCCGCTGCTGGAGATCGCGGCGTTGAAATCGAACGGAGCGCTGCGCGAGTATTACCAGGCGAAGCAACTCGACGAACACGATCACGCTCGCTGGCTCGCTGAAGACATCGCTACGCTCGGGGAGAAGCCCTACGAGATCGACCACGCGACCGCAGCGACCGCTGGCGCGCAGTACTACTACCTGCAGCACGTCGGGCCGCACGCGCTGCTCGGCTACATCGCCGCGCTGGAGTTCCGCCCGATGCCGCTCGCACAGATCGAGGCCCTCGAACTGCTCTATGGCAAGGAAGCGCTCCGCTGCGCGCGCCACCACGCGGTGGAGGACGTCGAGCACGCGAAGACGCTCTCGGAGGTGATCGATCTCTACGAGGACAAGGCCCGCGTCATCGTCTACAGCGCGCTGCTCACCGCGCGGATGATCGGCTTTTATCTCACCGAAAGGATGGCCCATGGCTAGCTCCGACCCGAACTCCGCAGCGTTTGCATACCTCACCATGGCCGACTTGTCCGACGAGGAGAAGCGGATCGCGCAGCAGCAGGCGATGGCTGACCAGCTTCGCGGCGCGGCGCTGCAGCCGAGTGCTCGCAGGGACTGGGCCTCGCAGGCTGCGCGCGGCGTGCAGGGCGCGGCGTCGGCGTACGGCACTTACAAGACGAACAAGATGCTCGACCAGTACTCGAAGGACAAGCAGAGCGTGCTCGACCAGGCGAAGGATGCGCTCATGCCCGGGTGGCGTCAGAAGCAGAACCTGCCGATTGCACCGCCCGCAGCGCCCATCGACTACTCGCAATATGGTGAGTACAACTGATGGCCGACCTGTTCGACGAGAACGGCGAACTGCTCGACCTGGCCGATCCGCTCGCGAAGCAGTCGGCGCTCGCGGCGACGGTGCGGCGCACGCCCGCGCTCGCCACGCCGTCGACCGGCATCGATGCGCCCAGGCAGGCGATCACGACGCGCACCTCGTACTCCACTGGCGGGACGCCGTCTGGAACCGCAGCACAGCTACTCGCGCAGATCAACGAGCGGATCGGCAAGCGCCCCGACGCCGAGCCGTTGATGGAGTACGCGCGGCAGCGCAGAGAGCAGGCGAATCAGAACATGGTGCTCGGGCTCACCCTCGGGGCGAAGGGTGGCTCGGCTTTCGCGCCAGCCGCGCAGCACGTTCTCACGCAGGCGCTGAAGGAAAGCGGCGACTACGAGATACCCGGCGGCTGGGGCACAGTCACGCAGAAGGGCGTCGTGTGGAACCCGGAGAAGCAGGAGCAGGCCGACCTCCAGAAGCTCGTCACGCTCTACGGCATCCAGGAGCGCGCCGAGTCGCAGCGCCAGTACCGCTCGGAGACGCAAGCTCAACGAGACGCGCAGCAGGCGCAACGCCAGGATCAGCAGCGCTGGCGCTTCGAGGACCAGGCGCGCTCGCACTTTGACCAGGTCACCAAGGACACGCGCGACGTGCTGAACATGGGACGCGCGCTCTCGACGTTGCCACCGGATGGCAGACTGACTCCGGTGCAGCAGCAGTCGCTCATCATCATGCTGAACAAGTTCCAAGACCCCGGCTCGGTCGTGCGCGAGGGCGAGTTCAACCGCGTCGCCGAGGCGCAGGGCCTGCTCCAGAAGTGGGGCAACATCCCGGCGAAGATCGTGAGCGGGCAACCGATGCCGCCTGCCCTGGTGCGCGACATCCGCGCGGTGCTCGGCTTGTACACGACGGCTGCGGAGAACACGATGCGCTCGACCGGCAAGGACTACTACGAGAACGCGGAGAAGCGCGGGCTCGATCCCACGCAGGTCGTGACCGATCCGCGCTGGCACCCGCAGCGCGGCGGGCGTCCAGGCGCGAGCAGCGACCTCGGGCGCGGCACCGCTGAGTCGCCGATCACGGTGAGACCGCGCGGCGCTGCTGCTCCACAAGGTAACGTGGTCGAGGTGCCCTACTGATGACGATTGTCAGGACCAAGGACAACATCTACCTCGACATCGGCGACCTCGCGCCTGATGCGCCCGAGGTGCGCGAGGCTGTCGCAGCGGAGCGCGCCGGGCGTCGTCGCCGCGCGATGCAGACACCGGAAATGCAGGCGAAGGTCGAGGCGCAGCGCGCGCAGGATCGCGAGACCTACGCCCCGACTGTTGGCATGAGCCCCTACGAAAAGACGATGGCGAACATCGGCGCGGGCATGTCGAACGTCGTCGAGGGCGCGAAGCAGATCATCGGACGCGGTGGCAGCGACGAGGACATCCAGGAGAAGCGCGCCATCGACAAGCGCCTGGCTGAGAAGACCGACCTCGGCATCGGGCCCGACTGGGCTCCGACCGCAGGCAGCGCGCTGCAGTTCGCTGGCGAGGTGGCTCCCACGCTCGCGATCCCTGCCGGTGCGGCCACTGGCGTCGCGGGCAGGCTATTGCCGCGCGCCCTGCAGAAAATCCTCGCGAGCCCGACGGGCGCGGGGATGCTCGCAGGCGGCGCATCCGGCGCGCTGATGCCGGTGACGAGCGAGGAGTCGCGAACGTTCAACACGGGCCTGGGCGCAGCGACGGGCGGCGTGCTGCCGATGGCAGTCAAGGCGGCTCGCATGGGATACGGGCTCGCGACAGCGCCGCGTCGCGCCGCGCAGCAACTGTCCGAAGGCCTGGGCGGTGAAGCGGCGACGATCCCGGGCCAGGTGGCCGCGCGCGAAGCAGAGCGCGCGCCGCGCTCGGCGGCATCGCGCGCGATCCCCGAGTCGCTCGCCGAGGCGACGGGCAGCATCGGCGCGGCCGATCTCGAAGCGCAGAGCGCGCGCGGCGTCGCGAATCCAGACTGGGCGAACTTCAAGCGCGCTCAGAACGTGGCGCGGCACGAGGCAGTGCAGGCCGCGACCAACGAAGCCGACATGCTCGCCGCGCGCAAGGAGTCGCGCGATCTCACCGCCGACCCGCTGCGCGAGGGCGCGATGCAAGCCGCCGGGGCGGTGCCGACCAGGCAGGTGATGGCTCCGACGCTGCAGGCCGTCCAGGCGATCTCGAACTCCGCTGACATGGCGAACCCGAGCGTGCAGACCGTGGTGAAGCTCGTGACCGACGCGATGGACAAGCGCGCGCCAGGTGGCGGTCGCCCGGAGAGTCTCTACGTGGTGCGCAAGCTCCTCGCCGCGAAGCTCCACGGGCCCGCGCAGATCAACGACCCGCTGTCCGCTGCGGTGAAGGGCGCTGACGTCCAGACCGCGAAGCTGATCGACGCCATCGACCAGTCGCTCAACCAGGCAAGCGGCGGGCAGTGGCAGCGCTACCTCGAATCCTACAAGACCGCATCGCGCCCGGTCGACGCGTCGAAGGCCGCGCAACTCGCGCGCGACGTCTTCGAGCGCGAGGGCATCCCCGAGCTAGGCGGTGTGCCCGAGGTGACGGCGACGCGCCTGGGACAGGCCAGGCGCGCCTCGGAAGGGAGCGGGCGCTTCCCGCTTGCGCTCTCCCAGCGCGCGCGCTCCGGCCTCGAAGACGTGAGCGAGCACCTCGCCCAGGCGAACGAGGTGCAGAAGGCGCGCAAGCTCGCGGGCACCGCAGGCGGCGGCTCGCAGACGTCGTTCGACGTGCTAGGCGATCTCGCGCACCGCGCGCTGCCGGTGCTCGGTGGCTGGCCGGTGCGTGCGGCTCGTGGCGCGCTCGATCTCGTGGCCGGTGGAGCGAAGGAGCAGACGCAGCGCGAGCTTGCAGCGATGCTGCAGAACCCGCAGGCGGCGGTGCGCGCGCTCCAGGAAGCGCAGCGCCTGAATCGACCACTCAGCGAAGCCGAGGCGGCGTTCCTGCAGGCGATCACGCAGACGGCGGGCGGCGGCTTGCCGCGCGCGATGCAAGCCCAACAGACGAGGTAAGACCATGCCACGCGACGGCTCTGGAAATTACACGCTGCCACCGGGCAACCCGGTCGTCGGCCACGAGACCATCGAGGCCAACTGGGCGAACACCACGATGGCCGACGTCGAGGCGGCGCTCACCGACTCGCTCTCGCGCAATGGCAACGGCGGCATGCTCGTGCCGTTCAGGTTCAGCGATGGCTCGGTCGGCGCTCCTGGACTGACGTTCGCCAACGAGCCGACGACCGGCTTCTATCGGCACGGGCTCAACGATGTGCGCTGGTCGGTCGGCGCGCAGGACATCATCTACCTCACGCCGAGCGGGCTCACGGTAGCCCCGGGGAAATCGATCATCGGGGCGCTGTTCTCCGGCGTCACCGTCAGCAGCGGCAACATCGACAACACCGTGATCGGCGGCACGACGCCTGCGGCGGGCACGTTCACCTCAGTGCGGGCGACCGGCGGCGTCGCTCCAGGTGTCGCGCGGAGCGGCGCTTACCTGTGGGGTGATGCGAACAACGGCATGCTTGACCTGATTAGCTCGACGGCATCAGCCGACGGGAAGTGCTGGCAGTTCAGCGCGAGCAACTCGGGGCTTACCGGCGGGCTCGTCAAGGACGACATGAGCACGCAGAACACCTGGCTCGCCGTCCAGCACAGCGGCAACACCGTCACCGAGATCGATCTCACCGCGCCGACGCTCAAGGTCAACGGCAACCTGCAGGTGACCGGCTCGATCAGCAGCGTCGGTGCGATCCCCATGGGCGCGATGATGTACTTCATCATCGTGCCTCCTGGGTGGCTCGAAATGAAGGGGCAACTGCTGGCGTCGTCGGTCGCGTATCCCGAACTCTTCGCGTGGGTCCAGGCGAATGCGGGCTCGCTCGTCGTCGCGCAAGCGGCGTACAACGCGGGGCAGCAGGGCTTCTTCTGCTACCAGGGCGACAACATCGCCAACGGCATCGTGCTCCCCGACCATCGCGGGACGTTCCCTCGTGCCTTCGACAACGGTCGCGGATTCGACGCCGGGCGCAACCTATGCAGCCTCCAGGACTGGGCCGAGGCGAATCACAGTCACACGTTCACCGATCCTGGTCACGACCACTGGATCGTTGCGGACCACACGAAGATGACCACGAGCGGCGGAAGCTCGGACCTGGGCACGCCCGGCAGCGGCGGCACGAACTCGCAGATTTACAACCCGAGCGACCACGTCCAGAGCAACACGACGGGCGCGAGCGTCGGCTTCATCAGCGGCTTCGCCGGGGCGAACCTGGCCGGTGAGGTCCGGGTCAAGAACTACGCGTTGCGCTTCTGCCTGTACACCGTGCGATGACCGAGATCGAACTGAAGGCCGTTGCTTCGGAGCTTGTGATTCAGCGCAACTCGATGGCCGACAGAGCGCTCACCTTCGCCGCGCAGCTTGCGACCGCGAACGCCAGGATCGCGGAGCTTGAGAAGCAGTTAGCTGCGAAGGCTGAGAACGTAGTGGAAATGCCGAGCCGTTGAGGGTTACGCGATCCGCCAGCAGCGCGCGCGGCCCTTCTCGGGTTCGTTCATGCGGATCGTGAACTTCATGGTCTTCCCGTTCTCGCGCACCCTAGCGATGGCGTTGCGTACGCGACCCTGCTCCTTCGCCGGGAACGCGAAGCACTGCCCGACCTTCATCTTCTTGAGCGGGTAGACGTTGAGCGGGATCGACGTTGGCGGGATCGGTACGCCGGAGACGATCTTGTAGCGGCGCGCGTCGGTCAACGCGAGAGGCGCAGCGGTGTGCTTCGGCTTCTTCCATCCCTTGGGTGGCATCAGCGTCCTCCCTTGAGTAGCTGCATCAATCGCTGCGCGACGAGCTTTCGCTGCTTCTTCAGGCCATCAACTCCGGCGAGCTTCTTGTCGAGCAACCCGATGCGAGTCGCGAGGGCCTGGACGCTGTTCATGTCGGGCATTTCAGTGATCGGCACGTAGCCCATCCTCTTCTTCTTCTCCGGTCGAGGTGGCAGCGAGTCGGCGCGTACTGATCCTGCCGTCGCGCCGATTGGCGGGAGCCCGAGCCGCTTCACCGCGTTCGTGTAGACGGATCGCTTGAGCCCGATGCGCTTGGTTGCGCGCTCGATGCTCTCGCCCCTCTGAACGAGTGAATGCACGCGCTTCGCTAGTTGTTCAACCTTCTCGCTGCTTCTTCTCATCAGTACTCCCGCTGGTTTGTTGTTGTGCCATTGAGTGTCACCGAGGCCTACCTGATCGAGCGCCTCCCTGAGAGTCACGCCACCCTGCTTGATGAGCCGCGCTACCTTGTCGACACGTTGGAGGACGTCTTCGTGACTGCGCGGCGCTTTACGTTTCTTCAAGGTGATGGTTGCTGCGCCAGAATTCGATCTGCTGTCCGCGTCTGGTGTACTGGCCGCGCAGGCCTCCGTTGCGGATGTCGAAGACCTCGAAGACGGTGTCGGTGGTTGACCAGGCTGCTTCGCACAGGGCCCGCATGTGCGCGTGTCGGAGGTTTTTGAAGAAGGCCCAGTTGACCTGCGTTTTCTCTCTACTGTTCCACAATCGAAAGGGTCGCTTGATCTCGTCTTCTGGTCGCTCGTCGATGGGGAAGTCGCGCAGCGGTGTGACCACTCTCAGGGGTTGCATTGCCTCGCCTCCTGTGCGGTTGGACACAGCTAGATTACCTTGGCATACTCTCGGGCGCTACCTGGGGCTGCTAGCGCGGGCTAGCGCACAGACGCGGGGGGGGTGTGCAAATTCCCGTGTATGACCCCAGGTGCTCCCATAGCAAACAAGCACTTAGCGTCTCACCATGTTATAGGGAACGTATCTGTGTAGCCGTAGCTTGCATTCCACGTTTAGCTCATGTAAATTGAGACTTACGCGGTGGGATCAAGTAGTTAGGACCACCCAGGAAACACCAGGATGAGTGATGATGCAGCACAGTGAAGCTAGATTATCACGGAGTCTCGGTGTATATACGCAACCCAACCAGGAGAACACGAAGTGGACATGACCGAAGGATTCAAGGCAGTTGAGGAAGCTCTGAAGGGCAAGAAGATGCTCGGCAAGACCGTCGCGAACGTCGACGGCGTGCGCGCGTACAGGACGGCGAAGGGCATTCGCTACCAGGCGCAGGTGCGCGTCGCCGGTCGCAAGGCGATCAGCAAATCGTTCGAGACGCGCGAGGACGCGAAGGCCTGGCGCAAGATCGAACTGGCGCGCAAGCCCGACGTCATCGTCGAGCAGGCGGGCCCGGGCGGGATGACCATGCCGGAGTTGTTCGCCGCGTACATCGCGCAGCGCGACGCGTCGCCGAACCCGCTCCCCGCTGGGCAGCGCATGCAGTTCGCTCGCCTCTCGGCGCACCCCGTGCTCGCGAACCTGCTCGTGTCCGACATGGACGTCGCGAAGGCGCGCGAGTACTGCACCGCGCGCGTGACCGGCCAGTACAGCGCGAAGGTGCACTCGTCGACCGTCATGAGCGAGTTCGTTCGCATCAGCATCGCGCTGCAGCGCGTGGGCGCGCGCAGGAACTGGGCGCAGAAGGTCAACAACGTGCTCATCCCGTTCAACCCGCTCGTCGGCGCGATGGACATCCTGCGTGAGGACGGCCTGGTCTCCGACAGCAACAGGCGCAAGCGTCGCCCGAACGTCGACGAGTTGAACCGCGTGCTCGACTACTTCAGGGGCGAGCAGTACGCGAAGCGCAACTGCGCGAAGCTCCCGATGGGCGACATCGTCGCGCTCGCCACGATCAACGCGTTCCGGCGCGGCGAGATCGTCCGCATGCAGTGGTCGAAGCTGAAGGACGGCATCATCGCGCTCGACCGCAAGGACAGCGACTCCGAGGGCGGCAGGCGCGACACCCTGGTGCCGGTGCTGGACATGGCGATGGAGATCATTGCCCGCCAGCCGCGCGTCGAGGGCGAAGACCGCATCTTCCCGTTCGCTGCCGACACCATCGGCCAGCACTGGCAAGAGGCGTGCGACGCGCTCGGCATCAAAGACCTGCGCTTCCACGACCTGCGCCACGAGGCGATCTCAACCATCGCGCTCGTGCTCGGGCAGACCGAAGCGATGCAGATCAGCGGGCACAAGACCCCGAAGGCGTTCATGATCTACGTGCAGCACGACGAAGACGCGAAGGCGATCTCGAAGAAGGCCTCCGCTGCGATCAAGCTGAAGACGGCGTCGCTCGTCGCAGTGTAGTCGAGCACTCCTCGACCAGGCCCGGGCTCATCCCCCGGGCTTTTTTTTCGCCTGCTCATCCATCGCGTCGAGGTAGTCGGCGACCGCCTCGTAGCTCGCGAAGCGCCGCTTGCCTTCCTTGTACGTGCGGATCGGCAGCGAGCCGTCGGCGATCATGTTGTAGACCGTGCCGTGCGCGAGGTTGAGCACCTCGGCGACCTGCTCCATGGTCAGGCGCAGGCCCCAGCGGTCGACGATCATCGCGCGCGTGGCGAGCTTCATCCGATGCGCTCCCGCGCGCTATCGAGGTGTTCCTGGGCGATGACCATTTCGTCCTCGTCGACGATGTGCGTGGCGATCTGCGCGGCCCGGTCGACGTCCTCCTTGCTCGCTGCTGCCTTGGCGAAGCGCACGACGTCGCGCAGCGCCTCGGACACCGGCTCCTGGGTGACCTGGGGCTCGGGCGGCGGCGGTGTTGCCTCGGGCTCCTTCTTGGCCTGCAAGCGCTGGCGCACCTGGGCTCGGGGTGAGGGCGAGGGCCCGGCGACCGGCTCCGAGGCGCTCTGCGGCCCGCCTGGCGAGGCTGCGGGCCCTTCCTGCGGCTTCCCGAGGTCGAACCAATCCCCGGCCTGGCTCATGCCGTCCCGCAGGCTGGTGAAGATTTTGCCTAGCTGGACCATCATCCCGGGGGTGATCGCCTCCAGGCGGCGCTGCAGGCGCTTCTCGATGGCTCCCTTGGTCACGCCGTAGTCGGCGAACTCGGCGAGCAGGTTCTGCAGGCGCTCGGGGGTCACCTCGACCTTGGTGACCAGGGTCTTCTCGCACTGCTTCAGCGCGGCCTCGACGACGTCGCTCGGCACCACGCGCAGGATGCAGGCGCGCAGCCGCCGCGACGCGGCGTTGGCGATGTGCTCGTAGATGTCGCGCGGGTCGTGCAGCGTCTTCTTGCTGCCGCCCGCTTGGCGCTCGTGCACGACGTCGAAGACGATCTGGCTGCGCGTGCCGGTCTGCATGTCCCAGGCGAAGCTCTGCACCTTGGTCACACCGGGCCGCTCTTCGAGCACGCGCCAGCCGAAGTCGATGTGCCCCCAGTACTGGGCGATGCACTCGGCCAGGCGGATCGACGGGCCCCGGATGTCGGTGCCGCCGCGCGCGTACTCGTAGAGCGCGCCCTCGGCCAAACTCGGGCGCGTGCAGGCCTGCAGGATGCGATCCACGATCACCACCTCGTCACGCGGGAAGCGACGCGCCATCACCATCGCGCTCTGCACCTCGGCGATCTCACGCGCCGATCCGGTCACCGCTGCCAGGTCACCGCCTGGTCTCGCGACGACCGGCGCGGTGGCGAACGGATTCGCGACTTGCTGTTGCTCGCTCATTGGACCTGCTCCTTCTCGCTGACTTCAACTCCCCTCAGACCCAGGTGCGCGACCGCGTAGCGCAGGTGCGCGCCGACGAGCTTGGGCTTCGATGATCGCGAGCCGTCGTACTGGCCCCTGCCGGTGCGCGTCGTGCCGAACCTGATCCGCATCGGGTGCAATCGAATCGTGCGCGGGCCCTGCTCGATCAGTTGCCGCAGGAGCTTCCGCTGTCCGCCTGGGCTGTCGTTCAACTTGCCGATGCCATCGTTGTGCGTGTAGCAGTAACACTCGCTTGGCATGCCGCGCGCGTCGACTTTCGAGACGGCGTAGCAGCGCGTGTAGGTCCAGTCGCAGTAGCCCCTGAACGTGTGCGGGAAGATCGCGGCGTTCGCCTCGACGCACTTCGTCATCGCGCACGTCATCGTGTTGCCGACGCCGTGATCCTTGATCGACTCCTTGACGTGGTCGGCGGTGAGAACGAGATCGACAACCTCGCGACCTGGTCGCACCTTCGCGAGCGCCTTGAAGATTCGACCCTTGCCGAGGGAGAAGAGGAACGTGTGCCGCTGGTGCTTGCCTCGCTTCGAGCGGTGACTCATGTTAGACCTCCTTCAGTTTGGTGAAGCGTGTGTCGATGTACCTGGTCGCGGGCACGGTGTACTCCTTGCGCGCGACCTCCTTGCGCTGCAGTTGAACTTCGGCATCCGGGAAGAGAAAGCGCGCGGCGTTGCCCATCTTGTAGAGCAGGTGCGCCTTCGTGCCTTCGGCCAGGTCTTCGTAGCGCTTCATCAGCTTCATCGCCTGCACGTAGGTCTGCTGCATCGCCTTGTCCTCGGCGTCGGCGACCATGGTGGTGCCGTCGGTTCCAGGGAACAGCCGCTCGATGATCCTGACCGAGTCGTTGTCCCAGTCGGGCGGTGGCGGCGTGTTGCTCTCGACCAGGTGCCAGAACTCTTCTTCGCCGTCGATGATGTTCCGCTGCAGATCGAGATCAGCAGGCACCTCGAAGATGCGGAAGTCGTTGCCGCCGATCAACACCGCGATGTCGGCGACCTGCAGGCCGGTGACTGCGAGGTAGTGCTGCACCTGGATCAGATAGTCGTGCGGCACCTCGTCGGTTCCGCTCTTGCCCCAGCCCTCGGCGATGCGCGCGGTCTTCGCCTCGAAGACGCGCTGATCCTCGGTGACGCCGTCGACGTGCGCGAGCATCCAGTTGTGCTTCGGGTGTCGCAGCGTGCCCGTGGGCAGATGCACCACGCGGCCCGTGATGTTCGCGTACTCCTGGCGGATGACCGGTTCGAGTACTCGCCCCCAGTGCAGCCAGCTACGATCCGCGACCGGCGCGTGCGGCTCGCGCTTCTCCAGGAACAACGCGAGCGGTGTCTTGAACGGCGACAACGACAACGCGGGTGCTGCGTCCGATCCGCCGAGGCCGGTGTGGCGCTCGGCGAGTTGCTCTTCAGTCAAGCTCATGCAACGCCTCCTTGGTTGAGGCGCTACACCGAATCCCTGCCGCGACGGTGTGGCGCGGGTGTTAGCCAGCGCGATAGTGTGCGCTTTAGCTCTGGAAAAAGTCAACGGCCCCGGGGGTGCCGAGGCCGTCGTGGTCCAACAGGGTCCAACAAACAACGAGATCGAGCGCGAAGCTACATCAGAACTTCCACATCCCGCCGCAGTGCAGGCCAAGCTCGGGGTGATCGGTGCCGCGATCCGCGCCCTGGGCGTGCTCCAGTTCGTGCTCGATGATCGCGGCGATCTGCACGCGGCTCATGCCCTCGGTGCGGACCTTGATGAGCTTCGCCTCGCGCAAGCAGACCCCGGCCATCTGCCCGAGGATGCCGGGCGTCTCGCTGTCTTCGCAGAACTTCACGAAGCGCACCGTATAGCCCAGGCGTTTCGCGCGGTCGACAGCGCGCCGGATCGCTGGGCTGCGCGTCGGGCCCTTCATGAGTTCGCCGCCACGATCACGCAGCCGATGAGCGCGCCGATGGCCGCGCCAGTGAAGCCGCCGATCAGAAAGCCGATTGCGCCGAGTGCGATGATGACGATCATGAGACCCTCCGGTTGCCGTGAATGATTTTGAAGCCGAGCGACTTGAGCACGTTGACGAGCGAGCGCAGGTGCCTGAACTCGATGATGTAGCCAGCGCCCCACTCGTGCGAGCCGCGCGGCATGAACTCGACGCAGTACAGGCGCGCCTCTTCGTTTGCCGGGCGCAGGAGGTAGATGCTGCCTGCGGTGACGACCTGGAAGTCGAACGTCATGCTGACCTCTGATCGTGGTCGACGCTGAGACCGTCGGCGAGCGCACCCTCGACGATGTCGCGGATGTAGCGGTGCTCGATGGCGTACGCGTGGCCGAACGTCGGCGCGTCGTCGGGCAGGTTGTCGTTGCACCAATCACGCGCTGCCTCGGTGAGCGGGCGCAGCAGGTAAATGCTGCCGTGGTTCTGCACTTCAAAATCAGGTTGCTTGTCCACTGTGTTCTCCTGGTTGACTGCGATCACGCGCGCTCCCGGAAGGGAATGCGCTCCAGCCCGACGAGGTGTCGGTACAACCGAAGCAGCGCGTTGGGCATCGGCGTCACGCCCGTCTCCCAGTCCTGCCAGGTCCGACGCGCGACGCCGATGGTCTCGGCGGCTTCTGCCTGTGTATGCCCGACACGCTCACGAGAGCGCGCCGGTTCGTTGCCTTGCTTCTTGTTCATGCCTTCTCCTTGGTCATCGCTTCATCGAGGTTGCGTGCGGTCTTCGAGACGCGCGGGTCATGGTTGATCGCGTCGCGCAGCCCGTGGTTGGCCTCATGCATTTGCGAGATCAGAAACTCGAAGTACATCGCCGTCTCGCTGTCGCGCACCTCCTGGGGCAGTTGCTCGCGCAGCCGCGCCCAGGCCTTCGACATCACGTCGTAGCAGTAGCTCACGATGCCTCCTTCTCGTGGCGCACGTTGCGCGCCTTGCAGACGATGAGACCGTTGCCCAGGATCGCGCGGTGCGAGCGCGAGCGCAGGGCCTTCTCGGCCATGTGACGCAGCATCACCTGGTCGATCACCACCTCGACGTCGCCGACGAGCTTCCCGTCCTCGACCGTGCGATGCGTGACGCCGCCGTTCTCGTGGCGCTCGGTCTCGCGCCGGTACGCTGGGATCACCAGCTTCTGCACGGTTCTCATGTGCGCTCCTTGTCCTGGCGCGCGATCTCGCGCCTGATGTCAACGCGAACCTCTTCGACGTCCTTGCCGAAGAGATCAGCGAGCAGGCACGCCGTGACGCTGGGCGTGCCGCACGCGTCCTCCTGCTCGTGGTCGACCCACTCGGTGTCGTCGTTCGCCGCGATCCAGTGAATGCCTTCGCGGTAGCTAGCTCGCTTCACGATGCCTCCTTCAGATTGTTGAGCCGGTGGAACGCCGCGAGGTACGCGGCCATGCCACCCTCGGCGATCAGCGCGGCGTCGTTCGCCGCGCTCTGCCGCGTGTACATCCTGCGCGCGTTCTGCGCCCGCGAACCGCGCCCGAGCTTCCGCAACTGCTCGGACGGCGCGATGCGGTCGGGCACGCCCGGGATGATGCGGTCGAGCGCGAGCCACTTGTGAATCGTGCCCTTGTACCCGGTGTTGTCCGGGTCGACGCCGCGCGCGATGCACGCCTCGCGCAGCGTCACGATCTTGGCGCGCTTCATGACCGCTCCTTCCGCTTCTCGATCAGGAACACGGCGGGCGCGCCCTCGAACATCGACGACGTGCCCATCGGCGCGTGCACCTCGAAGCGCGCGACTTGAATCTCCTCGCCGCCCCACACCTCGCGCGTGACGTGAATCTTGACCATGCCGGTGCGCGGCCCGTCGTGCTCCATCACCACGCCCTCGATGTAGCAGTCGTCGCGCGAGCCGGGGAAGTCGTAGCTGCGAACGATGTCACCGCGCACGATCTTGTCCTGCTTCGCTGCTTCGAGATTGAGCTTCGATTGGTCCCACGTACGCACGGCCATTAGGCGTTCCCCTTCGCGAGTTCGCGGCCCGCGTTGATCGCGGCGTCCGCCTGGTTCGTGGTGAGGTTGAGGTACATCCCGATGGTCGCGGGGCCCTCGCCGTCGAGCACGTTCATCCTGAACGCGCGCTGGCACGTCTCGATGCCGTACTTCAGCACCGCCTGCTTGGTCTTCCTGCTGAGTTTCTCCATGTCCACTTCTCCTGGTTGATTGAAAGGTGCTTCGACTACGCGCGGATCATAGCACGGTAACCGTGCATGGGGCAAGCAATAGGTCACACTCTATGCACGGTTTCCGTACCCTTGATTTATAAGGGTTTTCGGCATGCTCCAGGGCGTGACATAGTGCTTGCACGGTTTCCGTGCTACGTGCTACCATGCGCGTGTAGTGGACACAGCACATCAAACCAACCAGGAGATCAGGATGAAGAGCAAGATCGAAGTGTGGAACACCGAGAGGAAGTACACCCGCGTCGGGCAGGTGATCGGCGCGGTCGCGGTCGAGGGCGGCGTCGTGTTCGCCGACGTCTCGCGCATGGTCGAGGGCTTCGTGAAGGCGACGCCCGCGTTCGTGGCAGCGCACGGCGTGCGCGGCACTGCGATGTGGGGTTACGACACCGGCACCCCCGGCGCTGGCGGCAGCATGCAGTACAACTACGACTGGGTCGAAGGCGATGAGCAGCGCGCCGCGCTCGACGCTGTCCGCAAGGCCGCGAACGAATTCGCCGCGAGGCAGTCATGAACGCCCCGCTCTGGCAGATCAAAATCGACGCGGGCCAGTGGATGGCTGGCCTGCACACGTTCCGCTCGAAGCAGAAGGCCGTCGCGTGGGCTGGCAACTACCTGCGCGCTCGCGTCGAGGGCGGAACTGTGCGCCTGCTGCAGGACGGCAAGCAGATCGCGCTGATCTCGAAGGCGGCGTCGTGAGGTACGCCTTCGCTGACTACGCGCAGACCCCAGCCGGGTACAAGGACGAGAAGCGCGACTGCGTCGTGCGCGCGCTGCGCGTCGCGGCGGGCATCAGCTACGAGGAAGCGCACGCGACGCTGAAGAGCGAGGGGCGCTTCGACCGTGGCACCACGTTCCCGAGCGCCATGGCGCGCGCGGCTGTGCGCCACGGCTTCGTGGCGGTCCTGCCCGACTTCGTGCGGCCCACGCTCGCACACTTCGTGCGGACGCACCCGACCGGCAGCTACATCGTGCGCCTGAAGAAGCACGCCATCGCCGTGCGCGACGGCATCGTGCACGACTGGAAGGATCACAAGCGCTGCGGCCCGAGGACGCAGGTCAGGGGCGCATGGGGGCGCGCCGCGTAGAGCGCTCGCCGCGCACTTCAAAGGGCCCTACGGGGCCCTTTCTTTTTGCGCCGGTAGATTTGCGTGAAGGTCAGCGAGGGATCAATCTGCAGCGCGCGGATCGCGTCGGCGAGCTTGATGTCGGGCGCTTCGAGCGCGACCTCGAAGTGGCATTCGGGGTGCGCGACGTCGAAGTCGCGCAGGTGCTGCACCCAGGCCTGCGCCAGGTCGGCGGGCAACTGCGCGATGGTGAACACCTTGACCTTGTCCATCAGTGCGCCTTCTTGCGGAAGTGCTTCGTGATCTCGGCGGCGATCTGCTCCGGCATTTCGATCACGTCGTCGGGCTCGGGCACGAAGCACAGCATGCACACGACCTCGATGCTCGGGTCCGCCTTCAGCAGCGCCTGCGATCCTGGCGCGACGCACACCGGCACGCCGCAGTCGCAGCAGGTGTACGTGAACACGGTGCCGTCGACCGCGTCCGCGTGCGCGCTCGCTGGCATGCACAGCAGTCGCCGCCTGTCATCGCTCACGGGAAGCCGCCGGTCTCGCGCTTGTAGCAATCGCGGCAGCGGTAGCGGTACAGCGGCCACACGCGATACAGCGCGACGTCGGGCGAGTAGCCGCGCTTCTCGGCCTTCGCCAGGCAGCGCTTGCCGCAGCAGATGCCCACGCGCTCGCGCGGCTCCTCGTCACGTCTACCCCGCGCCATCGATGAAGTGCCAGTCGGGCGGCATGCCCTGCGACCGGAAGCGCGCCTCCAGCGCCTCGATGTACGCGCGCAGTTCGCCCTCGGTCTTGAAGTGCTTGTGCAACGCCGTGAGGATCGTGTCGTACGAGTTGAGCGAGCCCGCGCTGTAGCTCGCCTTCATCACGCTCGCAACGCGCTCGAAGTAGTCCATCAGTGCCCGACCTTCTGCATGAACTCCTGCAGCGCCTTCAGCATGTCGTCGCGCTTCGCGTTGCTGATCCACGTCAGGAACCCTTCGCCCTGACTCTCGAAGTCGAAGACGAGCAGCGCGAAGCCGAGGCCCTTGGGCAGGCTCTTGCCGATGGTGCGTCCGATGTCGCGCGCCTTTTCCTCCATCATTTTGAGATCAACGTCACTCGACATCGACGACTCCAGCCGTGGCGAGCGACCAGCCCTTGACCTGGCAGTGCTCGCGCACGCGCACCATGTCCCAGCCGCGCATGTACTTCAGGATCGGCGCGGTTCGCATCACGCGACCGACCGAGGTGACCAGGCCCGCAGTGAACTCGCGGCCCTTCGCATCGCGCCCGCTGATCTGGTAGGTCATGCCGCCTCGCCGTCCGTTGCTGGTGATCTCGCCGTTGGTCATCCAATCACCCGGTTCCACTCCTCGACGCGGCGAATGCCTTCGCGCACGCGAGCGATGAAGGCTTCATTGCGTCGCACGTTGTGCCAGTTGCCGACTGCCGCCGCGATGTTCACGCTCACGCAGAGCGCCTGCACCCACACGTATTCGATCATCAGGTGACTGGGCGAGTAGATCGCGTCGGCTGCGATGTATGTGCACAGGCCGAATGCAAACACGCCGAACCAGCGCAGCCGCTTCGCGGTTCGTAGGTGCTTGTGCAACTCGGTGGCGTCGAGCTTCATGCGAGCTTCGCCAGTACCTCGTGCGCGTAGCGGCGCGTGTTCTCGTCGTGCGTCTGATCGGCGATGCGCTCAAGCGCGCGCCACAACTCCGGGCCCGCGCGCTGCCTGCGCTCCATCAGATCGTTCAACTCCATCACGCGCTTCTGCTCCTCGGCCTGGTCCTTGTAGTAGCGCTCGATCTCCGGCATCAGGCCCTTGCCCTGCTCGGTGAGTTCGAGATAGCGCTTCGTGCCCTTGGGCGTGACGCGCACGCTCATCCAGCCGGGCTCGACTAGCTCGCGCATCGCGGCGTGCAGCGTGCCGTGGTTCCAACGCGTGCACTCCACGCGCTCGCCGTGGTGCGCGCGACGCATCGCGTGCAGCGCGGTCGTGCTCAAGTTCGCTGGGCTCGCTGGCTTCACAGTTCAGACTCGTCGCATGCATCATACGCGCCTGCCAGGACGTTGATCGCCTCGCGCCCGTTCTTCACCCGCTCGGCGTTGATGTACGCGATGCAGTCCTGGCAGATCGGCTCGCGCGATCCGTGCACGATCACGCTCGGCACGCGCGCCGGGTTGTAGCCGAAGGGTACGCCGCAACGAATGCACGGGCTGAAAGCGAAGAGGTAGCCCACGAATGAAAGCGGCCCGAGTACCAGTGGGAACTCGGGCCGCAGTGCTCAACCAGGAGAACGTGAAGTGGACACAACACGTTCAAGCGAGCAGGGCAATTCTACCATGGCGTGACGCTTGGACTTGGGTCGCTTCTTGCGCTTGGGCTTCTTCGTGTGCGGGTAGTACGTCATCACACCTCCTGGTTGTCCCTCCCGTAGGGAAAACTCAGTCGTGATTCAGCTTGTGCCCCTGGTAGATCGCGCGCCCGAGCACGACGATCTTCTTTGTGTGCTCGATCATCGGCGAGCCGCTCGCGAACCATTCCCAGCCGCCGCCCTCGCGATGCTTCGCGATCCGCAACCTCGGCTCGCTCTCGCCCTCGATCTGGATCGCGTAGACCTTGTTGTCGACGATCTCGCGCTGCTCCTTGTCGATGAACACATCATCGCCTGCTCGGAAGTGCGGCTGTAGCGAATCGGTGAGTACTTTCACGGCGACGGTGCCTCCTGAGCATTCAATCGGACAGGGGCAGAACGCGCCCCGCTTTTTCTTGTTCAACCCAGCGGTGAACTCGACCTCTGGCACCATGCGGAACGTCTGCTGCGTCCCGTCATCACGAATCACAGTCAACTGCGTGGCCTGGCGCAGCGCGCCAGTACTGTCCTGATCGAGCGCTCCCCACGCTAGCCCGAGGCTCTGCTCGATGTGGCGCGCAGTGTCTTCACCAATCGCGCGCTTCTTGTTCACCAACTGCCAGATGAACGTGTGCGAGCGATTGAGTGCCTTCGCTGCACGCCCTGCGTTGCCCTCGAAGCGTGACTCGATCAACTGCTTCAGATGATCCAGGCGCACCGCGTGGATCGCCTTCATCGACACCGCTCGCTGTCCTGCTCGTTTCGCTGATGCGTTCATCATCTCCCGTCCCTGGTTGGCTATTGGACCTAGGTCCAATATGCACTCGACTTCAACATTCCAAAACGGGGTACGGCTTTACCTCAACCGTTTCCCCCCGACCGGTTTCTTCTGTGCATCGACTCCAGCGCGGAGCATGCGCCCGAGCGAGTGCTAAGTCAATAGCGCTAGCTAATCGTGGATCATTAGCCATCACCGGGGCTCACGTTACCGAAATCTTCTTGCAATCCTTGTACAGCAAGCGCTAAATGTCTGTCCGTTGACCAGCGCACACAAGGCTCAACAACCATGCCCAAGGCCCGCCGCAAGACCAGCAACCAGCGCGCGCGCATCCCACTCCGAGAGCGCGTGAAAATCGAAAGCCTGCACGACTACCTGCGCGCCGAGAGCCGCGCGGCAGGCAAGGGCAAGACGCTCGCAGCGCGTGAGCGCTTCGCCCGGCGCTGCGGCACCTCGACCCAGTACCTCACGCAACTCGCGCTCGGCATCCGCCGCGCGCAGCCTGACATCGCGATCCGCATCGAGCAGGCGAGCTACGGCATCGTGCGCGCCGAGCACCTGTGCCCGAACTTCGACTGGGCCTACGCGAAAGTGCGGCGCGTCGTGCAGGTGCCCGAGCCCGATGCAACCGTGCCGCGACCAGGCAACATCGAGATCACTTCACCGGTTCCCGAACAAGCCGCAGCGTGAGGAAGCGATGCCTGATCGCTACCTGCGCGAAGCGCTGTTGCGAAGCGACCGATGGAATGCGTGCTCGATTGAAGCGCGCGATCTCTACGTGCGCCTGCTCATGGTCGTCGACGACTTCGGCTGCTACGACGCGCGCGACGGCGTGGTCGCGAGCGCTGCGTACTACATGGGCCGACGCGAAGCGCTGCCCCTGGTCGAGCTTCACGCCTGTGGGCTCATCACGCGCTACACCAACGCAGGCAAGCTCTACCTCGCGATCCTGCGCTGGGGCGAGACGCTGCGCGGTCGCCGCCGCTACCCGGCACCACCGATCTGCAACGACCTCCCCGAGATCAAGTATCGCGGGAAGTACGGCACCAAGCTCAACTTCGCGAACCCCGCAGGCAGCGATCCCGTCAGCATCCTGGTCGACGTGCATGGCCGTCCCGTCATGCCGCAACCGCCAGAGTGGCGACGTCCCGGCGACTGGTTGCCGCTCGCCGATCAGTCACAGCGGGCAGTAACTGAAAGCAACAGCCCGCAGTTACAGCGCGCAGTTACTTCAGTTACTTCAGCACGCACGCCCGCAGTAACAGCGCACCAGGACAGCACGCGATCAGTAGTCAGTAGTCAAGAGTCAGCGGTCATAGATCAAGAGTCGGCGACGCAGCAGTCGGCGGCTACTGGCGCGCCAAGTAACAGCGCGCAGTCACTTCCGACGGCAACGCCGCCGGGCAATGGAAGGATTCAACTGCAAGGCACGCAGTGGCGCGGCGTGAGCGAGGCGCAGGCGGCGCGGTGGCAGCAGATGTTCGACGGGATCGACGTCGCCGATCAGCTTGAGCACGCTGCGGCCTGGCTCGCTGTGCACCACGAGGAGCGCGCGCTGATCGAGCGCGACCAGGGCGAGGAGAAGTTCATCGTGCGCTGGCTGCTGCGCGAAGCACGCCCAGGCACGGGCACTACAAGGGCGAAGACTGATGCGTAAGGGAAATCCGCACCGCATGCACGCGCCGATGCACGCGCGACCCCGGCGGCACCACCTCGACCGGCATCGCGACCAGGTCAACGGCGCGCAGCACCGCGTGCATATCATCGGCACGCCGCAAGGCCTCGACTACTGGAGCACACGCGCGCTCGGGCAGACCCCCCGCCCGGTTCGAGCCGCAGGCCAGTGCCCTTTCGATTTAACCGTCCCCTACGTTTCCGCTGGCGCACCGAAAACGAGGCACTGGCTGCTGCCGCATGAGGAGAACCTGGTGATCGCGGCGTGCGCGGTGTTGCTGGTTGTGATCCTGACGTGGGCGTCGTGGGCGTCGTGAAGTTTCTGTGGCGAGAGTTTCCACACGCGAGCGGGTTCGTGCTCGGGTGGTTGGCGATGTACGCGATGCTGTTCGTGCTCGTGCTGTCGTGGCGGTTGATGCTCGGGCCGTATCCGACGTGATGCGCTGCCCGAGGTGCAGGGAATGGATCGACCTGGAGCAGACGACGCACGCGAAGTGCGGGTGGAACGCGTCGAGCGTGGTCGAGCCGAACTCGCCCGAGGCCTGGCACGCGAAGCAGGACGCTGGGCGCGCGACGCCGGAGCAGGTTGACGCGCACATGGCGAAGATCATGGCGACGTTGGCGAAGAAGCGCAGCGCTCGGCGGTTGTCGTCGCAGGAGCAGCACGAGGGCGGGAAGCTCTCGGGCGAGGAGAAGTCGCTGATGAAGACGCAGGAGCAGTACGACGAGGAGGTGAAGCGTTTGCGCGCGGAAGACCTGGCGCGGGCTGCGCGGCGCGAGCGGTTGCGAAAGGCGGTGGCGTGATGAAGCAGATCGAGGTTGAGGCGTTGGCCGAGGCGCTGCCGGTGGTGGCGGTCGTGCACGCGTGGCAGGTGTTCAAGCGCACGCACGACATCCAGGACGCGAAGCACTGCTGCTGCGAGCACACGCTGAAGCTCTTCCGCGAACTCGAAGTGCTGGAGCACACGATTGTCGGGATCGCGCGGGAGGTGCAGTGAAGTACGTGGTCAAGCGCGGCGACTTCGACTACTACTCGGGGATGACCGAGGGCGTGCCGACGTGGCGCAAGACGCGCACGTTTTTCGAGAAGGATGAGGCGATGAAGATCGCGGGTCAGTTGCGCGCGCTCGGGTTCAAGAACGTCGAGGCGCTCGAATTCCACGAGAGCCCGATGAAGGCGCGCAAGTGAGGCTGCTCGCGATCCTGGTCGTGCTCGCCGGTTGCGTGAGCGCGCCGGAGCCGCGCGGAGTTGTGATCGTGATCGAGCAAGGGGGCGTACGGATGCCGGAGGACGTCGCGCATCGGATCGTGAAGCGCGAGAACGGCGTCGAGCTTGCGAGGTGAACCATGATGAGCGGCGACAAGGTTGAGAAGCGCGGCCACTGCCAGGTGTGCGGTCGCGTGCTGAAGAATCCGAAGTGGATCGCGGTCGGCATCGGGCCGGTGTGCGCGCGGAAATTTCCGTCGCTGCTGTCGCGCCCCGATTACGCGAGCGCGCCTGTGCAACGACTACCCAAGGAGACGAGTCATGTCGATGAAGCTGTTCGAGTTCGCGGTGCTGCATCACCCGGTGGCGACGAAGGACGAGAAGGAGCGGGGCGAGAAGCCGAAGAGCGAGTTGATCGTGGAGGTGACGCAGGTGCTGGCGTTCTCGGACAAGGAGGCGCTGATGCTGGCGACGCGCGCGATCCCCGAGGAGTTCGCTGACAAGCTCGACCAGGTCGAGATCGCCGTCCGCCCTTTCTAGCCCGACCCGTCGAGGCGCAGCAAGCGGAGTCGGGCGTGCCGGGCTGGAAGAGCGAGGCGCTGCAGCAGCAGATGCAGGACGTGTACCACGGGCCGCGTGGTGTGCTGCGCGGTGGCGCGCCGTTGGAGTCGGCGGGGTTTGCGGCGCTGAACGCTGCGCTCGGGCCCAAGGCGCAGTCGACGTACTCGAACGCAGCCGCGACGATGTCGGCGAGCCGGTGATGGTGATGCGCTACGCGGAGCAGCCGTGCCCGCATTGCGGGGCGAAGCTCGACGCGACCGCTGGCTTCGAGGACGACATCGAGCCGCGCGTCGGCGATGTCGCGATCTGCGCGGCGTGTCACGGGTTCCTGGTGTGGGCGTACAAGCAGCCGGAGCCGGGGAAGGAGTTGGACGAGAGCGACCTGACGCAGGTGAAGCTCACCGCGCGCGAGTTCAACGATCTCCCCGGCGACGTGCGCGCCGATCTGCTGCGAGCGCAGGCGCACCTCGAAGAGATCAAGAAGCAGGAGGCGCTGAAAGGGGCGAAGCACTGATGGCCGAGCTACGCAAAGACCTGCCGCCGCTGCCCGAGCGGTTCCTGAAGCTGCCCATCGATCCGCGCGGCTATCCGATCCCGTGGTTCGTCGGCGAGTTGCCCGACGGCACGCGCGACTTTCGGATCGCCGACCAGGAGAAGCGCATACGCGGCTACAAGGACGAGTTGTGCTGGCTGTGCGGCGAGAAGCTCGGGCGCTACAAGGCCTTCGTCATCGGGCCGATGTGCGTGGTGAACCGCAACACGAGCGAGCCCGGCTCGCACCTGGAGTGCGCGCGCTTCGCGGCCATCGCCTGCCCGCACTTGTCGCGACCGCACGCGAAGGCGAGGACCGCAGGCCTGCCCGAGGAGCGGCGTTCGCTCGCGGGATCGCTGCCAGGCAACCCGGGTGCGTGCGCGGTGTACGTGACGACGCATTGCCGCGCCTATCGCGTGCCGGAGTCGCGCGACTGGTTGATCCGGCTGGGCGAGCCCGAGTCGGTCGAGTGGTACGCGAGCGGACGTCGCGCCACGCGCGAAGAGGTCGAGGAGGTACTGGCAGCGCGCCTGCCGCTCCTGCAGAACATCGCGAACGAGGAGGGCCCGCAGGCCATCGCCTCGCTCGCGCTCATGGTATCGATTGCAAAAAAGTGGCTACCGAAAAAGGAGGCAGCATGAACAAGGAACAGTTGCAACGTGCAGCAGAAGAAGCGGAGAACATGGCGACGCTCGATCACCTGATCGCCGATCTGGAGAAGTCGACCGCCGAGGAGGTCGCGATGTCGGTCACCGAGGTCGGCGACGGCCCGCTGATGGGCGACGGCGACGACACGTTCGTCGAGCGCGGCGGGCTGATCGAGTATCTCAAGGCGCAGCGCGCGTGGCACGCGGAGCAACTGCGCGGGCTCGGCGTCGAATGCGAATAACACAGGCCGAGTACGAGTCGCTCGTGGCGCGCCGCTCCGGCGCGCGCGTCGCGCGGCTCGTGTCCGGTCGGCGCTGGGAGGACGAGTTCGCCCGGCAGCTTGACGAGGCGCAGGTCAGCTACCTGCGCGAAATGCGCTTCGAGCCAGGTCGGCAGTTCCGCTTCGACTTCGCGATCCTGCCCAAGCTCGTGATCGCGGTGGAGATCGACGGCGCGGTGCACCGGATCAAGAGCCGGTTCAACGGCGACCGTGAGAAGGGCAACCTCGCGGTCCTGCGCGGCTGGCGCGTGCTGCACTTCTCGCCAGCCCAGGTGCGCTCGGGTGAAGCGCTTTCGTTGTTGCGGCTCGCGTTAGCGGGAGCTAAAGAAATGATGCAGACATCGGCTCTTGACGTGAAGGAGATTGAAGCGTAGAACCCTCGACCATGCTTCCCGGTGAGTCACAGCATATCGACCTTCGGGTTGAACGGCGCTGAGACGATCCGGGGAGCGCCATCACGGGGGTGCTCATGGTCTCCGCTCTGCTGTTGTTCATCGCGCTGGTGCTGTTCGCTCTCGCTGCGTTCTCCGTCACGATCCCGCACCTGCCAGCACCTGGCTGGCTCGCGCTCGCGCTGGTGACGCTCACGCAACTGTGGCCGCTCCTGGTGAAGACGAGCGGCGGCTGACATGCCCTCCTCGACCGAGAAGCAGGCGCGCACCATGGCAGCGGCGGCGCACAACCCGGCCTTCGCGAAGAAGGTCGGCATCCCGCAGGGCGTCGCGCACGATTTCAACCAGGCAGACAAGGGCGGCAAGCTCCTCTCGAATGCGATGAAGGAGGAGTCGGGCCCCGAAGAGCGCACGGAGTCGGCAGCGGTCGAACGCGGCGAGCCCGCACCGTTCAACGCACTCCATCAGCGTGCTCGCGCGCGCGCGCTGCGGGCCCATGGGTGACATCAGTAAGTGCCTCACGCCCGAGGCGATAGCAAAGCGCGCAGCTACGCAGCGCGCCAACGCCTCGATCAAGCACGCGCTGCTCGACGCGTTCGACATTCTTGGCAACACGGCCTTCTTCGTCGAGCTAGGTCGCGGCAGCGCGGAAGATAGGCGCTGCCTCGCGCAGATTTTCGCGAAGTTCCTCCCGATTGAAGTGCAGGGCGCGGTCGACCAGACGCTCACGGTGAAGATCGTGAAGCTCGTGGGCGGTCACGAGATCGAGATCACGCCTGCAAAGAGCATTCCGAAGGAGCCGGAGCGGCCAGCGACCCCTGCCTCGCTGTCGCTTCGCGCTCCCGAGGAAGCCGATGCCTGAACTCTCGCTCCCGAATGGCTTTCAGCCGCGACCGTACCAGGCGCGAGCGATGGCCGCGTTCGATGCCGGGATCACGCGCGGCGTCTACGTGTGGGCGCGGCGCTCGGGCAAGGACGTCACCTTCATGCACCAGATCGCGAAGATGTCGCACGAGCGCATCGGCACCTACTTCCACATGCTGCCGACGTTCACGCAGGCGAAGCGCAACGTGTGGGACGCGATTGACGACCAGGAGCGGCGCATCCTCGACCACGTCTTCCCGCTCGCGCTGCGCGCGAACACCAACGAGACCGATCTCAAGATTCAGTTCCGCTGCGGCTCGATCTACCAACTGATCGGCGCGGACTCGTACAACTCGGTGGTGGGCTCGAACCCGGTGGGCCTGGTGATGAGCGAGTACGCGTTGATCGACCCGCGCGCCTGGCAGATTTTCCGACCGATCCTCGTGCAGAACCATGGCTGGGCCGCGTTCATCGGCACGCCGCGCGGCTACAACCACTTCCATGACCAGCTCGAAATCGCCAAGCGCGAAGAGGACTGGGACTGGTCGCAGATCAACGCCATCGAAGCGGGCTACATGACGCAGGCGCAGATCGACAAGGAAATTCGCACCGGCATGCCCGAGGAGCTTGCGCGCCAGGAGTACATGGTCGACTTCTCGGCGGCGAACGTGGGCGCGATCCTCGGATCGCGCATCGAGCGCGCCGAGAAAGAGGGCCGCGTGTCCGACGTCTTCCAGTTCGACCCGGCGGGCTCGGGCGTGGTGGTGTCGTCCGACATCGGCTACCGCGACGCGGCGGCGTTCTGGTTCTGGCAGGCGATCCCCGGCGGCTTCCAGTTGCTCGCGTACGACGAAGACTCGGGCCTCGACGCCTCCGACTGGATCGAGCGCCTGCGCGCGCAGCCGATCCCGATTGCAAAGATCATGCTGCCGCACGACGCGAAAGCGAAGCACATGTCATCGCGTCACTCGGTCCTGGAGCAGTTCCTCCAGGCGGGCTTCTCCTGCGGGATCGTGCCCCAGTCGCGCATCGTCGACCGCGTGAACGCAGCGCGCTCGGTGATCGCGCGTTGCAGTTTCGCGCGCAAGGCCTGCGCGCAAGGCCTGCAGATTCTGCGCGACTGGGCGTTCAAGTACGACGAAGAGCGCAAGACCTTCTCGCGCGAGCCCGATCACAACTACGCGAGCCACGGCGGCGACGCGTTCAGCTACGGGTGCCAGTCGGTGATGGAGTTCGTGCAGGTGCCGAACCCGACTGACCGCTATCGCGACATCGGACATGCGGCCTCCTACGCGTTCCACCTGGAGCAGTTGTACCAGGACCGCGCGGAGGCCAACGGCGGGCGGCACTTTTGAAGCTCGCATGGATCATTTTCTTCCTCACCGGATGCACCGTGCTCTCGGGCCCTTGCAACCGCGAGGTCACGGTGAAGACGGAGTGCGAACCGAGCGGCAGCGTCGTGACGTTTCCGTCGCCCGGGGGGCATTGAGCCATGGCTGAACAGGTCAGCGAGTTCAAATCGAAGTCCGACCTCTACGAGCGCGAGCTAGGCGCTGCGAAGAAGGAACTGGACAAGTGGCAGGAGACCGCCGCGCGCGTGGTGAAGCGCTACCTCGGCGGCAAGGCGACCAACGCGAGCGCGACGACCGACGACGGCGGCGTGTTCAATCTCTTCTGGTCGAACGTCAACATCCTGAAGGCCGCGCTCTACGCGAAGCAGCCCAAGGCCGACGTCTCGCGACGGCACAAGGACTACTCCGACGACGTCGCCCGCGTCGGCGGGATCATCATCGAGCGCATTCTCAACCTCGACATGGACTCGCGCGCGAGTGACTTCGACGCGGCGCTGCGCCATGTGATCGAGGACCGCCTGGTGCCCGGCATGGGGCAGATGTGGCTGCGCTACGAGCCGACGTTCACCAACCAGACGGTCGACCCGGTGGTCGATCAGCAGACCGGGCAGACCATGGTCGAGGGCGGCGACTTCGAGGTGATCGGCGACGAGCACGTCGCGAGCGATTACGTGTACTGGCGCGATTTCCTGTACTCGCCCGCGCGAACCTGGCCCGAGGTGCGCTGGGTCGCGCGCGGCGTGTGGATGACGCGCGATCAGTTGAAGGCGAAATTCGGCAACCGCCTGGGGTCGCTGGTGCCGCTGCAGAACGCGCGCGGCGCGAAGAACGCGCTCCCCGAGAACGATCCCTGGTCGAAGGCGCAGGTGTGGGAAATCTGGTCGAAGGAAACGCGCTACGTGTGCTGGAAGGTGATCGGCTTCGACCAGCTACTCGGCGAGCAGCCCGATCCGCTCGGGCTCACGAACTTCTTCCCGTGCCCGAAGCCGCTCATCGCGAACGTGAGCACGACCTCGTTCGTGCCAAAGGCCGATTACCAGATGCTGCGCGACCAGTACGTCGAACTCGACGTCGTGTCGGCGCGCATCGCGCTGCTCGAAGACGCGATCCGCGTCGCGGGCGTCTACGACAAGTCGAGCGCGCAGCTACAGCAACTCATCAGCAACCGCGTGCAGAACATCATGATCCCGGCGGACAACTGGGCGATGTTCGCGGAGAAGGGCGGCATCAAGGGCGCGGTCGATTGGTTCCCGCTCGACATGGTGATGCTGGCCCTCGACAAGCTGCGCGAGGTGAAGGCCGCGCTCAAGCAAGACCTCTACGACCTCACCGGGCTCTCCGACATCATGCGCGGCGCGTCGGTCGCGAGCGAGACCGCGACGGCGCAGCAACTGAAGGCGCAGTACGGCTCGGTGCGGATGCAGTTTATGCAGGGCGAGCTAGCGGAGTTCGTGCAGTCGGCGCTGCAGATCAAGGCCGAGATCATGTCGGCGCACTTCCAGCCCGAGACGCTCATCCGCCGGTCGCTGATCGACAAGACGCCCGATGCGCAATACGCGCAGGCGGCGGTCGAGCTTCTGCGCGACAAGCGCATGGCGATCTACTCGCTCGCCGTCGATCCCGACGCGATGGCGATGACCGACTACGCGGCGGAACAGGACGCGCGCACGCAGTGCATCACCGCCATCGGCCAGTTCATGCAAGCGGCCTGGCCGCTCGCGCAGGCGAAGCCCGAGTCGGTCCCGTTCCTGCTCCAGATCATGCAGTGGTTCCTCGCGGGCTTCAAAGCGGGCAAGCAGATCGAGGGCGTGCTCGACCAGGCGATCACCGCCATGCAGAACCAGCCGCCGCAGCCGCCCGCGCCTGATCCCGCCGAGAAGGCAGCGCAGGCCGACGCGCAGGCGACGATGATGAAGGCGGGCGCGGACGTCAAGGCGACGCAGATGAAGACCATGGCGAAGATTCAGGGCGACCGCATGAAGCAGGCGAGCGAAGCGCGCAACCGCCAGATGAAAACCGTCGGCGAGGTCGCCGCGATGCAGACAGCAGCGCAGCAGGGCACGCCACCAGGTGGCGCGGCACCGCCGCCGTCGCTCACAGGACTGCCGCCAGGATGAGACGCCGCTACATCCAGCGCGGACTCGAATTGATCGAGGTCACGGGTGAGGACCGTGATCGCGCTCGACGCGCGGACCACATCCTGTGGAACGACCGCGCGTATCAGGACGCCAACGACCCGCGCTTCACCTCGCGCTCGACGCATCGCGAGTACATGAAGCGCGAGGGGCTCACGACCGTCGACGACTTCAAGCAGAGCTTCAAGGATGCGCGCGAGAAGCGCCTCGCGTTCTATCGTGGCGAGGACGCGTCGCGTAAGGTCGACATCGAGCGCGCCATCGAGCAGGTGAAACGTGCCTAGCATCGCCCAGGCCCTGGCGTTCGCCGACAAGTTGCGCGCGATAGCAGCGAGGACCGGCAGCGCCGTGGATGGCGCTCGGGCGGCTGAAGCCGCACGCGCCGCTGATACCGCGATCCGCGAGCAGCGCCTGGCCGCGCAACACACGCAGCAACTCGCGACTGAGGCGCGGTACGCGCAGCGCGCGAAGGAAGCGAAGGCGCTTCAGCCCGAGTTGGAAGCGCAGGCCGCGAGCGTCGCCGCGCTGCGCGAGAAGCCGCACACCAATCCCTACACGGGCCAGATGACGCTGCCGGGGATCGCGCCGCTCACAAGCGAACAGGAGAAGCTCCAGGCCGCTGCGCGCGTCAAGGCGCTTCGCAAGGAGACGGAATTCGGCGCGCCTGGCTACGACCCCGACCGCGCGCGCGCGGCGACCGAGGCGTTCCTCACTGCCGGGCGAGATAACCCGAACCTTTTCCTCTACGGCACCGCGCCGCCTCCGAATCTGCGCCACATGGAAGACCTGGCCGACTACTACTCGAAGCAGTCTGGTCACCGTATCAACGTCGACTACGCGGCGGGCGAGAGCGACGAGCCCTACAAGATCAAGGAGCCGAAAGAACACGGGCGCGGCGAGGTGATGCGCAATGAGTACGGCGATTACAAGTACGCGACGCACGAGCGAGGCGATTCGCCGATGTACGACCCGTACGGCGACATCAAGAAGGTCGAGAAGGAGGTCGAGCTTGTCGGGCCACCGCAGGAACACGAGACGACCATCGGCCTGTACGGCACGAAGAAGGTGCCGAAGGAAGCGCGCGGCGGTGAGATCAAGTACGACGAGTACGGCGATACCGTCTTCCAGAAGAGCCGAGGCGGTGAGCCGGTGCTCGACGAGCGCGGCAGGCAGAAGTATCGCGAGGTCGAGAACCCGGACTATTCCGAGCAAGAGGGCTTCGAGCTTTCGGTGCCCTCGAAGCGCTCGACGATCAACTACATCCCGGAGGAAGGCAGCATCGCTGCATCCTCTGGCGGAAGCTCGGGCGGCGGACAGTTGCTCTACCAGCTAGCCAACACCTACGCGCTGCGCCATGGCCTGGACATCAAGAGCACGAGCGGGCTCACCCCGGTGAACATGCTGCGCCTGCTCGGCAACTCGCTCTCGACCTATGCGCGTCACGGCGAGAATCCGCGCTATGTCACCGGCACCATCGCAGGCGACCGCCCGGTGGCGCGCGGCAAGGCGCGCGGCTTCGACCTGTGGAACGCCGAGACCGGCGCGACCGAAGCGCGGCTCAAGAATTACGTCGACGATCCGCGACGCGTCGAGTTCGACGGCGAGAATTTCCTTCTCGATGGTCAGCCCACGACGGCGAAAGAGATCGAGGCGAACCTGCCGCACATTTCGCCCGACTTCAAGGAGACCGGCGTCGGCACGAAGACGCTGCAGCGCGCCGCCGTGCTGCGCCATCTTGAGAACACATCGCCGCAGGAGGCTGCGTCGCTCGGGCAGCGCTGGAACCTCGGGCCACTCTTCGCTGGAGTCGGCGGGGCCAGCGTCGGCCTGGGCGCGCTCGGTTCAGGCCTGCGCGAGACGCAGCCGGGGTATGACTGATGGGCCCAGCACCTGGCACCTACGCGACGAACCGTGAACCCTTGACGCCGGAGGAGCGCGAGGCCGCGCGGCGTCGCAGAGAGAACACGCCACCGTGGACCGACGTCCCGAAGGCGATGCTCGAAATGTACGCGGCGGCTCTTCGCGGCGTGACGAAGGCGACGCTCGGCACGCCTGGCGAGATCGAGGACATCTTCCCACGGCGCGAGAATCCGGTGCCTGCGGACAACTGGCGCTACCTGGGCGGGATGCTCAAGAAGCCCACGGGCCGCGTGTTCCCGACGATGAAAGAGGTGGGCGAAATGCTGCCGCCGTTGCACCCGCGCGATCTCTCGTCGCTCGTCGCCGAGGAGCCCGAGAATCCGTACGAGACGCTCGGATCGTTCGCGCCGGTCGGGCCGAAGACGGTGGGACAACTCGGTCGCGCCGTCGGCGAAGGCGTGCGTGGCATTGGCGGCGTCACGCGCTCGGCGCTCTCCGAGGTGCTGCGCCCGAGCACGCCACGCCTGCAGATCGGCGCGATCAACCCGCGCGGCGTCAAGCTCGGCAAGCTCGAAGAGGTGCTGAAGACCGGTGAAGCGCCGATGCTGCCACCGTCGAGCGAGAGCGGCGCGATCCTGCCGCGCGCGCCAGGCGGGGGCGAAGCGCAGTTCATTCCTGCGGAGCAAGCGCCAATCCCGCGCGTCACCGACCTCGGGCGCGAGCCCAAGATGAACGAGCGCTCCCTTGCGCTCGGCAGATCGAAGCGCGCTGCATCTGCGGTCGACGAGTTGATTGCGAAGGGGCGCACGATCAATCCCGAGCTTGAGCACTGGTACGGCGCGGAGCCGCTGCGGCAGTTCGCGCTGAACGAAGGGCTCTCGCAGCAGGAGTTCGAGCGCATGCTCGCGCACCTGTCGAGCGCGAGCCAGCGCAACCCGGTGCTGAACGAGAACATGATCGGCTCGTACCTGTGGGGCATGGACAAGCGCGGCGAGTTCTCGCCTGCGTCGCAGCTTTACACGAACAAGCGAGCATCCGAAGGCCTGCGCCTGGACGAGCCCGGCGTGGTCGCGATGCCCGAGGGCCTGGGATCGCTCGCGCAGTCGCCGATCTTCTACCGTGCGAAGAACCTCGCGCTCGGCGGCAACCCCGAGGACGTCTTCGGCCCGAAGATTCTCTCGTACTACCGCAACAAGCTCGGCAACCAGGTGCCGGTGACCGTCGACGTCAACGCGACGCACGGGCCGGTGATGAGCGCCGGGCTCACCGACTGGCTGAAGACGCTCACCGAGAAAGGCGACTACAGACCGCGCGCGGAGTATGCCGCCGGTCGGCTTTCGCTGCGCGAAGCGCGCAAGCGCCCTGGCTACTGGGAAGACGCGCCCGACGCGCCCGGCGAGTACAAAGCCTTCGAGGACTTGTGGACGAAGGGAGCGCAGCGCGCTGGCGTCACACCCTCTGCCGGGCAGGCGCTCGGCTGGTACGGCTCGGGCGACGTCACCGCATTGAAGACGCCGCCGATCACGTACCCGGAACTGCTCGAACAGTCGGCGCGCGCTGCTGCAGTACGTCAAGGTGTCTCGCCGGTCGAGGCGTTCAAGCGCATGGTGCGCGGTCGAACAGGCGGGCAACTCGGCGCGGGCTTGATCGGCGGTGCTGGACTCACCGAGGCGTTGCAAGATCAGGATCAGAATTTATGAGCAAGAGCTATCCGATTCGCACAGCGCAACACGCGCGCGAAACGAATAGCCCGAGGCTAGTTCCACGAGGAACACATGAGCGAAGAAAACACGAACGTCGAACCACCGGAAGCACCGAGCGGCGGCGATTCGCTGCGCGATGACGTTGCGAAGGCCTTCGACGAGGTCGAATCCCGCGAAGCGCCACCACCGGACAACAAGGCTGCGCCAACTCCTGCGAGAGCGCCTGACGTCCCACCGGGTGAGCGTCTTCGCGGACCCGACGGTCGCTTCCAAGCGCAGGATGGCCTGCAGAAGCCCCCTGCAGGGCCTGCAGCGGCCACCAAGCCAGCACCCGGCCCGGTGCCATCGGCTACCCCTCCGGCGGCTCAGAAGCCTCCCGTGGCACCGCCGGAGGCTCCAGCGGCGCTGCGGCCACCGACAAGCTGGAAGCCCGCGATCCGCGAGCACTGGGCGAAGGTGCCGCCCGAGGTGCAGCAGGAGGTGCTGCGCCGCGAGAGCGAGGTCGCGCGCGCGATGCAGGAAGGCGCTCGCCATCGCGAGGCGCTCGCCCAGGTGCAGGCGGTGCTCGGGCCCTTCTCGGCGAACATCGCCGCGACCGGCGGCGACGCGCTCGGCGCGATGCAGTCGCTCTTCCAGGCCGACCACACGCTGCGCCACGGCTCGGTCGCCGAGAAGGCGCAACTCGCTGCGACCATCATCAAGAACTACGGCGTCGACATCCGCGCGCTCGACGCGGTCCTGGCCGGGCAACCGATGGCCGACGATCCGAACGCGCAACTCGCCGCGCAGCTACGCCGCGAAATGCAGCAGCAGCTACAGCCGCTGATGGGCTACTTCAACCAGGTGCAGGGCACCAGGCAGCAGGCGCTGAACCAGATCAACACGAACGCCGTGAGCGAGGTGGACGCCTTCGGCCAGGACGCGGCGCACGAGTTCTTCGACGCCGTGCGCGAGGACATGGCCGACATCATGGACCTGCACACCGCGCGCGGCCAGGCCATCACGTTGCAAGAGGCCTATGATCGTGCTATAAATTTCCATCCGCAGGTTCGCGAGGTGGTTGCGAAGCGTGCGGAAGCGGAGCGAGCGAACGCTGCAGCAGCAGCCGCCCAGCGGGCCAGAAGGACCGCAGCGAGCATCAGCAGTTCGCCCGCACCAGCAGGCGCAGTACCGGGACCAGCAAGCGATGATCGCCGGGCCACGATTGCAGCGGCTTGGGACGATGCAGCAGCGAGCTAGGCCACCCGGCGAGTAGCGTAATCCCCTCCTGCGCGAGGGGCCGCGAACACCGCAACGGTGCCATCGCGGAGTTGCGTGAGCCGGTCGCCCGACCGGTCAAGGGCGCGTGCCATCGTAGATCGAACACGAGGGCCTCGCGGGCAAAGAGAAGTTTTCTTTGCAACCCTTGAACGGAGGCACTCGTGGCATTTCCAAACATCAGCGACATCGTCGCGACGACGATTGAGAATCGCTCGCGCAAGATCGCCGATAACGTCACGAAGAACAATGGTCTTCTGACGTACATCGAGAAGGGCGGCAACACCCGCACGATCTCGGGCGGCACCGTCATCCTGCAGGAACTGAGCTTCGCGGAGAACGGCAACGCGGGCTGGTACTCGGGCTATGACCTGCTCCCGGTCGCGGCGCAGGACGTCATCAGCGCAGCGCAGTTCGACCTGAAGCAGGCGGCTTGCCCGGTCATCATCAGCGGCCTGGAGCAACTGCAGAACAACGGCAAGGAGCAGATGATCGATCTGCTCGACGGTCGCCTCTCGGTGGCCGAGAGCACGATGGCGAACCTCATCGCGGGCGGCATCTACTCGGACGGCACCGCGAACGGCGGCAAGCAGATCACC